ACTATCAACATAGCGTACATAAAGTCCCTAATAGGAAAGAATAGACTTAGCATACCACTGATGATAGAACAGATAACATATTTGAATTGCTCTAAATAGTTCATCATCTCCTCCTTTCTTGTTTTACGATTATTGTATTCCCATTTTTCCTTGTTCTATCATATTGAATATGGCTATTACGCCTTTGTAGGCTGTTTGACCGCCATCGTCGGGTAGGGTTTCCCACTGTCCACCAGAGAAGTGTTCTGTGTTGTGGGTGTAGGTGGCTTGACGGTGCGGGTCAAGCACGTACGATGGGGATTCGCCTTGTGTTATAAGTGCTACTCTGTCGGTGAATTGTAGCACTTTTGCAATTGTATTTGTGGTGTCGGCTTGATACGACACGGTGTGTAGATAGCCATCTATGACTACTTCGCAGGTTACTAACTCTTGTTTGCTTAAAATTTTTGTTTGAATGTTCATATTGCGTATAATGTTTAAAGTGAAGATTCTCTTTGGAGTTGGGTGGTTGATATGCGCCCATCTCTGAATATGTATATGGTTATGATGCAGAACTCTTTCTCTACGTCGGTTGCTCTCCCGTCGGCTCCTATTCTGGCATTGTTTCGCAGCTTCGCTTGTGGTGCGCAGGCTGCGTATACGCCATTTACGGGGTTGTTGCTTGCTACTGCCCTATCTCGTTGAAAGTATCTATAGTTGTTTTCTTCTACTTGTTGTTGTGTCCAGTCGCCATCGGCTATGTAGCGGTCTTGCATTCGGGCTGCTGTGTAGAGATATACCGATGTTCCTATGGGTTTTCTATCGGTGAAGAATGGGTTGAATATGGAGTGTTCGGCTGGATAGCCGGCTACTTGCATTCCGCCTATGTAGCATACTTCCAGTGGAGAGAAGCTCGCTATGCGTATATTTTCAGCTTTTAGTCCGCTGGGCGATAAATTCAGCGTGTTGTTGCCTGCATTATCGTAGAATTTTAACACCGCTTGCCCCTTTTCGTCTAAACCAAAGGCGATGTTGCGTGCTACGGCTCCAAAAACCTGCATTAGTGGTCCTGTTAGGTCTATGTAGCCTGACCCGGTGTTGCGTGTGCGAAACTTTAAGCCGTCTATTGCTCCTGTTTCGTCTACCGAGGCTACGATGTTGCCTTGTTGGTCTATATAGTTGAAGTGTTTGGCACGTGCGTTTATGCTCATGTCGTTGCCATTAAGGTATATGCCAGCAGCCTGCATACTTTCAACGATATCGGGGTCTTTCCACGTTGTGGCTTTAGTGCCTTCTTCCAGTTGTATTTCTGATATGTAGGCTTCGCCATTGCGTGTGCAGCCTATGAATATTTGCAGATAGTTGTAGCCGTCCTCCATATCGAAGGTGTAGGTGTATGGTTTCCACACGCCATAACTTGATGGTATGTTGGCGTAGCTTGTTTTTGGTGCGCTCATATCTTTCGACTTACTGCGCTTTATTTCTATGTAAGGCTGGTCGCTACCGTAAATGCGCACAAACATTGACAGCGTATAGGTGCGTCCACCCATTGCCTTTATCACTGGAAACTTGCAGCCATTCCATTCGTCTTGTGTGGCTCCGTGTCGTGATATGGATAGGTAGGGATTATCGAAGTGGGCAACGCTGGGATACTTTACGATGGTTACGTATTGCGCACGTTGCAGACTTAGCAGGTTGAGTGGGCGCAGGCTTGCTCCTTTCAGTAGGTTTACTCCGCTGAAGGTTTGTTGGCGTACCTCCAGCTGTATGTTGTCGGCTGTTTGTTTTATGGTAGATATTTTCTGCTCCAGCCCCTGTTTATCGGCTTGGTTTTGTGCTATAATGCTTTGGAACTGCTTCTGATTGGCTTCAAACTTTGCCTCGTTCCACTTTTGCGCACTCACTACGAACTCTACTCTTGCCGTGCGTGTTTGCCCTTTGTAGGTGGCGGTTATGGCTATGTGTCCGCTCCATTGGTTGGGACTTATGCCGTCTACCACGATGTTTTGTTCCACCAGTCGGGCGTAGCAGTTGTAGGGCGTTACGGTTGTTGATGTGGGGGTTACGGCTGTTTGTCCCTCGTATAGCACTACTTGCACTTTGCGTTGTGCCGTGTTTTCTATTTCGCCCTCACGGTTTGTCTCAAACGTTAGGCTGGTAGGTGTGCATACCAGCGTTAGGGCGTTGTCGCCTGTGTCGCCCTTGGTTGCGTAATGCTTCCATCGGGCAGACTGCTCCGTAGGTTCGTCGGTGTTATTGTTTTCGAGCGATAGCCACGTGCCACCACCATAATACCACGCTTCGTATCGAGCAGCCACCATGCCGGGTGTCCAGTCGCCACGATAAATCACGTTAGGAATGCGCTCGCCATCTGCACTTATCCATTCGAAGCGTTGGCTGTTCATATAAATCTTGTCCGAAGATAAGTGGAATATGGCGTTGCCTTTATTGAGTGAGAAGTCGTGAATGTTGCGATATACTTCGATAGTTCCACCCTCCTCTTTCGAGGTGGTAATCATCGTAACATTCATGCGGTTGCGGTTCAGCGTAGGGTCAATGCCGTTAGCAATATCCCACAGCGTGTTATGCCCACACAGCACAATGTTGTCGCCAGCCATTGGTTCATCGTTCTCGGTGCTTTTATCCCGGTAAGCGTCATCGGCAGTAATAACGATATAGGCCTTTTCGGTAGCCGACTTCTGTGCCACAGCCGACACTACGCGCCAGTAATAACGGTTGCTTACATTCTCGTAAACCCCAGCCCTAATGTTGAAAGTCTGGCATAACGCTTGGTCGCCCGGCTCCCAATCGTTCGTTATCGCCTTTTCGCCATCGTCCGTGTGCAAGTAACATTTCCAGCCACCACTAACAGGCACCACCTTTTCTATTACGGCATTTGCACCTGACAGCACAATGTTGCCCCCGATGTGCTTATACTCATCAATCTGTAGCGAGCGAAATATAGCCTTGCCGATTACTTCGAGATAATCAATCTGCCCGTGCGCTCGCCCTTTATCGTCAAGCCATACACCAAAGCCGTTAATGGTGCGTTCAAATCCCAATGTTTGGATAGCTTTCAGCAAAGCGTTGCCCTCGCCATCAATAGCTGCGCCACCACCAAAAGCAACACCCTTTAAGAAGGTAATCAGCTCCTGTGCTGTGTCGGGAGTTAATTTGCTAAGAAAGCGTATGTCGGTATAATTCTTTATAAGTTCAGTTGCTTGTGCCGCATTTAAGCCTCCACCACCACTAAAATTGCCCGATAGGATATTGTTTACATCTTCCTTTAATTGCGATATAGTGCCTTTTACGGCTTGGTTTCCAACGGTTATCTCTTGTATAATCGGATAATCCAGCTTTGTAATGAGCTTTAAAATGCGTGTATTTAATTCATATCCGTTGCCATCGTTGAATATAACCTTTTGTCCTATATACAAATTAGGATTGCTCTTTGCAAACTCTACAGCATTGGACTGAAAGGAGTAGTTGCTGTTGTCCTGTGTACGTCTGTTTATCTCCTTTATGGTACGTGCCGCCAATTCTTCTTGTGCTGCTTTCGTTTCATTCTCTCCCATAACTATATTGAAGAGAACAACAATATTGCAAGTGTAATCAGGCTTATCCTTACCACGTGGATAAAGACCCTCGTTTTCGTTGGTAGGAATAATAATATCTCCACTTTGATATTTCACAATCTCATACTCTCCTGAAGATGCTGAAACATCTTTGTGGTATCGTAGTTCAAACCCATCTTGTCCGTTTGGCTGACCTACTAAACTTTGCGTAAGCGCATCGTATTTTCCATCAGTAGTATGAGTATTGACCTTAAAGAAACCTTTTAAAGTGTGTCCTTGTAGTACTTGCTTCTTTACGTCTAACTCGTAGCTATACCAATAGTGAGTAACTACATTTCCTTGCTCGTCTTTATCGTTAGTGGTGTTTACGAGTGTCTTTGTATTGTCTTTTATAGTAGTGGGATAGGCGAGGCTTATATACCAAATAGTATACGTCTTCTCCTTTCCATTGCTATCCAATTCTATCTTGTTAGTTTGGCTGTTCTTTAAATTCTTTACTACCTGACGGACGTTATACACGTATAAATCAATATGCGGATAAACATCATCAAAGGAGAGAGCCAGCGTTTGCTTAATAGCCTTAGATGCTTCAAACTTTGCTTTAGTGGTTATCTTTCCATTCTCATCAATATATATATATCCATCGGGGTAAATGGTTTTATCCAATCCTATTCTTGCAAGCGTAGCATAGTTGCCTGTTCCAACCAATGCTTTGCGAGACATATTCTTTGTTGAGCCTTGCGGATAGAAACAGTTATAGTAATTCTCTTTACTCTCACTGATAGACGGATATTGTATGTTGTCGTGCGCTTTTAGAATTGGCACATTTTCTCCCAGATTAATACTTACTTGTCCAAAGTATAATGTTCTATGCTTCCACGATAAATGCCACTCGCACGGATTATTCTTACAACCTTGAGCAATAGAAGACAATACAGAAAGTATATCATTCGCTGACACGGAGAATGAAACAGATGCATCAACGTTACCGCAAAGAGTATAAGTAAATTTATTCTCCGTTATTCCTAACGCTTCATTGATTGCATCGCAAGCCTTTTGTAAAGCATTTGTCGTTAATCCATCGTACGACCATTCCTGTTGCTTAATAGGGTTCTTATCCGCATCTGTGGTATCATAGAGAAATGGCACACGGCTAAGCCACATTAACGGGTGCTGAAATTCT